TTTCTCCGGGTGCTGGTGTAGATTTCCAAATTGGAGAAACAATTAGGCAAGTTTATAGTAGTGGTAAGATTGTAGAGGCTGAGATTGTAGACTGGAATGCTGATAGTGATAAATTATCAGTAACACATATCTCTACACCTGATGGTCTGTTTAGAGAGTTTACAACAGGAACAATTTTAGGATTGTCAAGTAATATTACTCGCACTGTTGCTTCTGTAGGAGATAATCTATTACAGCAAGATAATGCACAGAATGATGACTTTGAGAACTTTGCTGATGATATTCTAGACTTCAGTGAAGGCAATCCATTTGGAGAACCATCATAATGTTTGGAACACACTTTTACCACGAAAAGACAAGAAAGGTAGTTGCAACGTTTGGTGCGTTGTTCAATAACCTACATGTCATCCGCACAAATGCTTCTGGAGAGTCTATCAGTCAATTAAAGGTGCCATTGTCCTATGCACCTAAGCAAAAGTTCTTAGATCGTATTAGAGAAACTGCTAGTATGGACGATGCTAAAGTAGCACTGAGACTTCCTAGAATGTCTTTTGAGATTAGTGCTATGTATTTTGACCCTACTAGGCAGTTACCAAAAGTAAATAACTTTACTAAAAATATTACTAATGATAGAACAAGAAGAACAAAGTTCTTTACTTCTGTTCCTTATATTCTTAACTTTCAGCTGAACATTCTATCAAAGACAAATGAAGATGCTGTTCAAATACTAGAGCAGATTTTACCTTTCTTCAATCCATCCTATACTGTAACAATGAAGCAGTTTAGTGATTACCCAGATGTAACTGAAGATATTCCTATTTCTTTAATTGGTATTTCTTATACTGATGATTATGAAGGACAATTAGAGAATAGAAGAACTATCATATATACATTAGATTTTGAAGTAAAAACAAGTTTCTATGGACCTATTTCTGATAGTTCTATTATCCGTAAGGCAATTGTTGATTTTAGAGACCCTGATGTTCCAACAATAGGTTCTTATAGTCTTACAGATTCGGATAACTTGTTTGAACGTATTATTGTGCAACCTGAACCATTAGATGCCCATCCAGATAGTGATTATGGATTTGTTGAAACGATCCTAATTCCGGGTGAGGGTGACAGTATATAAATATAGTTAAAAATAGAGGCAGATAATTAATGGCAAGACGTAATAGCAGATTTGTAAATCAAAAAGTAATTATTGGTAATAAGTCGATCCAAGAAGGGGACTTAACTGATTCCGCACGGGATGCATTAGGTGCTGACTCTGATTTTGTAAAGACTGTACAAAACTTTCCGGGTAGTAATATTACTGCTTCTAGTATTAGTCCTTCTGCTATTGCCGATCAGGACCAATTGATTGCCTCTACAGGAGCATTGACCACTGGTGGTATCTTAACCATTTCTAGGGATGGTGGTAATAGTTTTATCAACTTTGATAGTGTTGATCAGTTTGAAGGTGGAGATTCTAGTTTAACAGTAGAGGCAACTCCCACTGGATTTGATTTTCTCACAAAATATGCAACGGGACCAATTCCATTTACCACGAGTTCTAGAATAACTGTTAATCTACAAACACCTATTCAGAATCAACAAGACCTATTGCATTTCTTTAATGTTGATGCTGGGGCAGAGACAGATGAAATTCATTCTGTTCAAATTCTTGATTCTGCCACAGAAAATGATTATGAATATGCATTAGAAGATGAAAATGGGGTTTTACATTATCTAAATTTGCTTGATAGTATCCCTTATGGAGACCCTAGATTATCCACCGCAGGTGGTGATAATGAAATTGATATTATCGGTGGTCAGAGACTTTGGCAAGGAATTAAAGGGGCTAGATTAGCAGATAGTGCGTTAGAATTTGGTGATTCTGATGCTGGAACTGGTATTCAAACCAGAAATATTGGTTCTAGGTTAAGATTTAGAACAAGAAAGTCAGTCCCTTCTAGTGAGGCAGGAGGCGCCCCGTCATCATATAAATTAGATGCACCAGAAGGACCAATTGGTGTTGGTGTATCAAGTCCTGTTTATTCTAAAGTATCTCCTAGATTTGTATATAGGGTTGTTAAAGGAACACAAGCACAAGGATTTGTAGCTGGTTATGCATCAAGTGGTCAACCGCTTACAACCTCAGTTCAGAGATTTCCTTTTGCAACAGATACACCTGCCACCAATAATTTTGCCAATTTTCCTTATTATAAAGCTGCTGCATCAGGTCAATCTTCTGCTACACATGGTTATTCTTCAGGTGGATATCCGCAGTCTGAAATTTACAAATTCTCCTTTGCGTCAGGCGGACCTACTACTTTAGTAGGAAATCTAACCACCACACCTAGAACTGGTACAGCAGGTCAATCGTCAACTACACATGGTTATGCATCAGGTGGTGAACACCCTAGATATACAATAGACGAATTCCCTTTTGCAACAGATACAAATGCCACTGGCGTAGGTAATATAACTGGATTTCAAAGGGGTTGGGCAGCAGGAGAATCTTCTACTACACATGGTTATACTTCAGGTGGTGGTGGTGGTGGCGCAAATGAAATCGACAAATTCCCCTTTGCGTCAGGCGGACCTGCAACTGATGTAGGAGATTTGGGTGTTGGGAGAGTAGGTGTAGCAGGTCAATCGTCTGATGTATCTGGTTATGCTTCAGGTGGTGATTATCCCGGGCCTCTTATATACAGAATCGACAAATTTCCTTTTGCGACTGATACTAATGCTACTTTTGTAGGTGATTTGATTCCTTATGCTAGGGAATATGTATCAGGTCAATCGTCTACTGTATCTGGTTATACTTCAGGTGGTAATCCGGGAAGAAACATGATTGATAAATTTCCTTTTGCAACAGATACAAATGCCACTTCCGTAGGCACTTTGGCTGCTGGAAAACATGAGACATCAGGTCAACAAAATTAAACAATATATTATATAAAAGGTAAAAATATAATGAGTGAAAAAAAAGAAACACAAGTTGCTGTTTTTGAAGAAATTCGTAAAAACACTGATATTGCTACACAAGAGCAACTATCAGTTCCTATGTCTTTGGTTTTTGGTCATGGGACAGTAGGAGATATTGCAAGTTTTGGTGATAATACTCTTTTAGAAAATACTAAAAAAGTTGATGTTGCTCTTCAAAATGTTGGTGAACTTCAAAACATTTGGAACCATTCTCACTCTCAATGGGACTGGAAACATATTAACCTTTCTTATCATTCTCCTTACAAGAATATGAGGCAAATAGCAGGTGAAATCGCTTCAAAGAAGTCTGCTTTGAATGAAGCTAAATGGAGACATGTAAAAACAGAAGTCAAAATTAAAAAACTTGAGGAAAAATTGTCTGATCCTAATATCGAATATTGGGATGAGGTTGATGCTAAGATTAAACTTGCTCAGAAAAAGGAACAACTAGCAGAAGGTATGTCATATATTGAAGGTGCAATGAAAGATGTTCTTGCACTGAATGATATGTATGAGCAGTTGAAATCCAAAGTAAGTGGATTTTCTGAAGCAGATTTTGAAAAAGAGGAATCAAAGAATCATTTGAAAAGGTCTCTTGTTCAATGTATCCGGGACATGAGGCAATCAGGAACTATTACCAAAGGTGAGCAAGAGTATCTTGAGCAGGTTGGTGTAAATCCATCTAAAATAATTATGTTGCTACGAGATTATCTTCAAAGTGAAATAGAAACCGATTCTTGGGATACTACTATGTTGTTTACTTTTGTTGATAAACTTGTAGATGAACTTATTGATGATCATGGTGTTGATGTTACTCGAATGAAACTTATGGGGTTTGATACTGATTTTAATGATGAATATTCCTATGGAAATAAAATAGCTCTACTTCCAGACGTATAAAGGATTTACAAATAAATGGATGTTGTTAAAATAAAAATTTCTATAGAACAAATTCGTAGTTACACAGTAATTCTTATGGAAGATGATTCTACAGATTTTGTAGAACATGATGGAATACTTTTAGATAGAAAGTTATTATCACTTCTTAGAGGTAATATTTTCGACTTAGAAGAAGTGGCAGATGTTGAAAAAATCTATGAACTTGAATTTGTTAGTCCTTCTTATCTTACTGATAATATTCAGACAACAGGTGATATAGATATTACTGCATATACAAAAATTCCTCCCTATCCATCTTGGATTATTGGAGATGACGGAGAATGGACTCCACCTATTCCTTACCCAGATGGAAATGGGTCTGGAATGGGAACACTATATAACTGGAATGAAGACACTACTTCTTGGAAAGATATTTTAGTATAACCTTAAAAGGATTATTGATTGATGTATACAAATAATGGTATTGAAAATCTTGAAAAACATTATAAAATGACTGCTGATGCATTTGAGCAAAAAGGGTATGTCGTTTTATCAGATGCTCTCACAAAAGAGCAGTGCAAACAACTTACTGCACATATGTTTGATCTTGACCGACAAGGAAAACTCGTAAAAGATGAACAATGCCCTTTGTCTGGTGCAGTCTATGGTGATCCTGTTTTTGATGACCTTCTAGTTCAAATGGCAGATGGTATTGGTAAACAGGTTGGTAAAAAACTTCTTCCAACATATACCTATGCTCGACTTTATAAACCAGGTGAAGAACTAAAGAGACATAAAGACAGACCTTCTTGTGAGATTTCTGCCACTCTTACTTTAGGGTATGATGAAAGCACTCCAGTCTGGCCAATCTATTTTGATGAACGCCAAGAATTTCAAGTTGACCTTGATGTAGGTGAACTTGCTGTTTACAAAGGATGTGAAGTAGAACATTGGAGACCTAAGTTTAAAGGTAAGTGGCAGGTCCAAGTATTCTTGCATTATGTAGATGCGAATGGTCCTTACAAAGATCATGCTATGGATGGTCGTAAAGAACTTGGCACTCAAAAAAGAAATGGTGACGTTAATCAACATAATGCTAATGCTGAAAACATTATGATTCCGCCACCTACATTTGATGCAATCTTGTTACCTCAATCCCCAGAAGAGCAAGTCTTTCCGGGGTACATTGGTATGAATCATAAGAACTTCCCGGATTTGGTATTCAGTAAAGAAGAGTGTGAAAAGATTATTTCTTTTGCTGATAATCAATATGGTGGAGCTGCAAGAATTGGTGGTGGACCAGCAGACAATCTAAAACGTGAAATTAGATCAGCAGACATTTACAATATTTGGCCTGAACCAGAATGGCGTTGGGTGCATGAAAAAGTATGTCGTGCTGTTGCTCATGCAAATCACCAGCATTTTAAGTATGATGTAAATACTATTTCTCATGGGTTGCAGTTAATTCATTATCGTGCTGATGAAAAGATTCCGGGTCATTATAATTGGCATGTGGATGCTGGACCGGGATATTCTGCTACTCGTAAGATTTCTTTTACTGTTCAGTTGTCTGACCCTAATGATTATAAAGGGTGTGATTTGCTGGTTGCAGATCATAGCAGAGAACTTACAGCAATTCGTGACCAAGGATCACTTTCTATGTTCCCAAGTTATATGCCACACTGTGTAACTCCTATTGAATCAGGAGAACGTTGGGCATTGGTTATTTGGGTTCATGGACCAAAACCTTTTAGATAATGATTTTCTTATAAATATATAAAAATCAATGTTCAAAGGACCACCAGATGGCTAGACGTAATAGCAGATTTGTTAATCAAAAAATTATCATCGGTAACAAATCTATTCAGGCAGGAGACTTAACTGATTCTGCAAAAGACGAGTTGGGTGCAGATTCTGCTTTTGTAAAGACAGTAGATGGGTTGGATGGTAGTAAAATCTCTGCTAATACTATTAACCCTACTGCTATTGCAAATCAGGACCAATTGATTGCTTCTACAGGGGCATTGACCACTGGCGGAATTTTGACTATATCTAGGGATGGTGGTAATAGTTTTATCAACTTTGATAGTAGTAATCAGTTTGCAGGTCAAGATTCTAGCTTATTAATAACAGAGACTCCTACGGGATTTGATTTTATTGGAAAATATGTAACAGGATCACTCCCATTTATCACAAGTTCTAGAATAACTATCAATCTACAAACACCTATTCAGAATCAACAAGACCTATTGCATTTCTTTAATGTTAATGCTGGGGCAGAGGGTGATGAAATTCATTCTGTTCAGATTTTTGATTCTGCCACAGAAAATAATTATGAATATGCATTAGAAGATGAAAATGGGGTTTTACATTATCTAAATTTGCTTGATAGCATTCCTTATGGAGACACTAGATTAACTGTAGCAGATAGCAACAATGAAGTTTTTATTAACAACGGTCAAAGACTTTGGCAAGGAATTAAAGGCGCTAAGTTAGCAGATAGTGCGTTAGAATTTGGTGATTCTGATGCTGTAGGTTTGCAAATCAGAAATATTGGTTCTAGATTAAGATTTAGAACAAGAAAATCTGTTCCTTCTTCGGAAACCGGAGGGGCTCCAGCATCATATAAATTAGATGCACCAGAAGGACCAATTGGTGTCGGCGTATCAAATCCTGTTTACTCTAAAGTATCTCCTAGATTTGTCTATAAAGTTATTAAAGGAACACAAGCACAAGGATTTGTATCTGGTTATACTTCAGGTGGAACTCCACCAAACACACCCGCTTCAAACACAATCCAAAAATTCCCTTTCGCAACTGACGCTAATTCTACTGATGTAGGTGATTTGACTGTTAGTAGAAAGTATGCAGCGGGTCAATCGTCTACTGTATCTGGTTATACTTCAGGTGGAACCCCAACAACAAACGTAATCGACAAATTCCCTTTTGCAACTGATGCTAATGCTACTGACGTAGGTGATTTGACTGTTGCTAGAAATGGTTTAGCAGGTCAATCGTCTGGTGCATCTGGTTATACTTCAGGTGGTAGCCCCAACAACACAGAGCACATAATCGACAAGTTTCCTTTTGCTTCAGATGCTAATGCTACTGACGTAGGTGATTTGACTGTTGGTAGACGATATGCAGCGGGTCAATCGTCTACTGTATCTGGTTATACTTCAGGTGGAAATGCACCAACGGGAATAGCAAACGTAATCGACAAATTCCCTTTTGCAACAGATGCTAATGCTACTGACGTAGGTGATTTGGTTATTGCTAGAACTATGGCAGCAGGTCAATCGTCTACTGTATCTGGTTATACTTCAGGTGGTGAACCAAGCCCAGCAGTCTCCAACACAATCGAAAAATTCCCCTTTGCATCTGATACTAATGCTACTGATGTAGGTGATATGACTATTCCTAGATATCAGGTAGCAGGTCAATCGTCTACTGTATCTGGTTATACTTCAGGTGGAGATAGACCTTCAGGAATACAAAACGTAATCGACAAATTTCCTTTTGCATCAGATGCTAATGCTACTGATGTAGGTGATTTGATTGCTGCTAGACAAGTGGCAGCAGGTCAACAAGCATAAAATAATGAGTAATATTATGCCAAAAAAAGATATTCCAGAAGGTGTTCATTCTAGTTATGATGAAGACCTAGACCTTGTTCGGTCTACTTTGCGCACTCTTTTACTTCAAGGTGAGGAAGGTCTTCAGCTTGCCAAAAGTGTTGCTGATGAAATGGAACATCCTCGTGCTATTGAGGTCTTGACTGGTATGATTAAGCAACAATCAGAAAATGCACATGCTTTACTGGCAATGCATAAAAAGAATCAAGAGATTAATGTAACTCAAGCAAAAGGTTCTCCAGAGGAACAGAAGTCTCTTACACAGAATGTATTTGTAGGTTCCACAGCAGAGTTACAGAAGATGCTGCGTGGAGATGGAGAAAAGGTGATTGACAATGATTATGACGGAACTGACCAAGGGGATATTCAAACTCCTTAAAAGACTCATTGGCGAGTCCAGCATTGCACTAGCAATCATTTATACTATTGGGCATATCT